CCGACGCCTGGAGGACCCCACAGAAAAACGGGGCGTTTCGTATTGAAACAGGCTTTGATACGATTACGGGCTTCACTCGGGGTGACGGTGCGAGACTCAGTTACTGCCATTTAGATACTCCTTGTTGAATGACATTTTTAACATTGAAACTGTATTATACAGACTTTTTATGATCTGTCTGTAGTTTTTATGCAACAAACAGAAAATATTTTTATGCCGCCTCCAGCATATTAGCTGGAACGCGCCAAGTAAGATGACTCTTGCCATTTTCTGACACGAGAATGAATTTGCGGTTGACTTTTTTCACAGTGCCCAAGACGATTTTGTTATCACGGGTACTAGTAAAACGAACTTGGCTACCGATGACCAAGCTGCCTGTATTTTTATGAACCAGTTGACTGCGGGCAAATTTCAGCGCATTGTAGATGGAATCCAGATCAGTATTAGAAAACTGACCAGAAATGATCGCTGAGTTAACTTCTTGAAGTGTAGTCATTTTGCTTCCTGTTTCGTTTAACAATATATGTATTATACAGCCGTTTTTCAAAATCACCAAACGCAAAAAGAAAAACCGTTGCATTTCTACAACGGCTTAAAAATGAATACTTTTGTTTGTCAGTCTAGTAAATGGTCTATGTTGATGGGCTTCAACTTGTCAGTAGTTGATACAACTACTGGCTCAATGAATCGCTGATCCATCTTTTCAAACATTTTTGGATCTCGCTCAATCAGAATGGCCCTACGATTCAGTGCCTGACAGGCAAGCCCAGCTGACCCACTTCCAGCAAAAGTGTCCAGAATCAAATCACCATCATTGGACAAGAGTTCGATAAAGTAACGCAAAACTTCTTGTGGCTTTTCAGTTGGGTGAATTTTGTTCTTGCCAAGACCGCCGCTGTACGTGATGGTATTTGGAACTACACACTCGATAAGCCCATTGGACTGTTTTCTTGAATTGAACACTGTTTCGTATTCTTTTCTGGCACGTTCAAATACCTCAGTCAAGTTATCAGTTGACTTGCTGTCCTTGATTGCTTTGTACAAGATACTGCTGGCTTTGTCGGCTGAGGCATATCGCTCAACCATACTGTCAATCTTTGCGTTGGCGTGAAATGTACGCTTACCCCCGGGCTTGATACCAAACAACACATACTCACACCCGCTCACAGGATTTACTTGACGATTGAATGGCACGGCAGCTGGCTTCTTCCAAGTCCACACACGCTTGGGTTCAAACCCAACTCGCTCCATTGATTTCCACAGATAAGATACATACTGGTCAGAGATAAAGACTGCAAACGCTCCGCCCTTACGAACTTTTTTGAACCACAGAGCAGACCAGCTGTCAATCTGCTTTAAGAAGTCATTGTGTTCTACTGAATCCCAATCCTGCTCAAAACTTTCGCTGAATCTTTGATTGTGAATAGTAGTTTTATTCTCACCAGTTTCTTTGTCGATCCACACTGGCTTGGCGCCATCTTCACTGATATTATATGGTGGGTCAGTAAGCAACAGGTCAACGCTGTTGTCGGCAATCAACTGATCCTGTTCGAGCATATCGCCCTGTATTCTGGTAATCATTTATTCTCCGTAGTCTGCACTGTCTTCTTGTTCTTGCCTGAATGCCTCTGCTTGTTCAAGCGTATCAAATGGATCACTTTGGAAAGCACACTGACCCCAGGGTCCGTTGAAGTAAACATAATACTTGCGTTCTTGTTCATCAAAACGAATTTTCAGTTCATCCATACAATGCTCCTTTAAGTTCAGTATTATACATTAGCACTGATTAAATGTAAAGTAGAAAAAAGTATTAATTATTTTCTTGCAGATTGTCCAAATACGTACCCAAGTTGCCAGCGTGTAGAGCCAGCATTATGGCATCTTGCTCACTGTGTACCCATAATTCTTTTAGGTCTTTGATGTAGTATGGCTGTGTTAACAGTCGCTCTAACTGTAACAACATTTTGGGGGTGATGGGTTTATCAAGACCTACAAGGTGTAAATCGAAGTCTGTTTTCTTTGCTAACCACATAGCGCCAACTTTGCTTAGGCGCATACTTGTGGGCTTGGTGGGATTAAAGAACCACTGATATCTGTCCCAGGTACTGGTCGGCGCATTTGGGATAGTGGCCCATTCTATGACCCATTGGTCTTGTGTCTTATGCTCTGTAGATTGTGTCACCTTGCTTCAACAAGACCACTGTAAATTTATCTGTCTTGAAAGTGTTGTTCATCTTTTTGCACAGATTGATAGCGTGTCCGCTATTGCTAAATGAAACCTTTTTGTATTTAGGTCCCGGATAGTGAACTAGGGTATGGAATGTTTTAAGATTAATAGGTTGGTTGTCGTAGAACACTGCCCATATGCCTTCGCTGGCTAGCACTTGATCGCTCTTATATGTAGTTTTGTTAACGTGTTCTAATAGAACCGTTGGCTTTGGTCTTGACATACTCTTTCCTTGACTATAGTTATTTATATTCAATAACTACGCACATTATTTAAAACTGCCCCCATCCATCCCCATTTGGGCAACCTGCGCAACAGGTTCTGGTTGATCGCTGAGTTCTGCTATATGTGTTAATAAGGCAAAGATATCGTTGTGAAGATTTCTTGCCTCTTGTGCAGACAGTACCAACTGCTTGCTTTGTGTTTGATTCATAACACGCACTTTGTCGTTAAACATACGCACGTGCAAACTTAGTTTATTGATTTCGATCATCTACTTCTCGTTCAGCGGCTTCTTGCGTTGCAAAAGGTCCACAGTATTCGTAACGATTCAACATAATGAGTTTTGGACAGTATTGCAAACTCCAATCATCATCAAGTTTTACTGCGTAGTATCCAGCGCCGAAATAGCTCTTGCTCATACGAGTTTTGGTATAGATTGGCAAGTAACGTTGGACATCAAACAGTGCATTGAAGTGTTTACCGCCTGTGGGGAATCCATAGATGTTATCTTCAACTGTGACTTTCTTGCGTTCGGCTTTGGCAAATACAATGTTGTATTTGGAACTCAGCATTTTGATACTGGGAAAGTATTCCCGCTGATAGTCATGCACATAAGCATACCCACCATCTTCATCAATTGCCTGAATTGTAGCGCATTGCTGTCCATCACGCTCGACAATCCAGAACTTATCTTTAACTATGGGTTTTGCGATGGTGTTCATTTTTGCAGTTGACTCATTGTAATAATTTTGCCCAACTCCGTATTGAAGTCAGCATCCTCGTGAATCAGATACAGCTTGGGTATTGGGCCAGACTGGATGCTGATGATATAGCCACCATTGGCATGTGTGATGCGTATGGTAATATCACTGTTGATATAAACGTTGGGTTCTTGAGCGCCCAAGGTATATAAACCACTTGAGTTGCCTAGTGCTATGCTAGCACTTGCGTATTGTCCTGCTATTGCCGTCATTGCTTTGTTTTCCTCTTTGTCAAATAAGATGCGTCCGCCAGATAACCAGTTGGCCAAGCGTAGTCGTGATTTTTTGAACATCATTGTTTCAATAACTCCATGGCAACGATTTGTCCAATGCGATGAGCAATGTCTTGTTCGGTGTCGGGTATCACATAGGTCTTGTTGTTGCTTTCGTCCCGGCGACGATCATATGTACGCATCTGTACAATGGTTCCACCTTCAGCCGGCATCACTATAAATCGCATACCTTCAATGTCTGCTTCCTCGCTGACTCGTGCACTATTACCTGCTACTGCCATCTTGCCCTGATCCTGGTTGGAGTCCCAGACCCATTTCATAAAACGGTATAATCCGCGTCTAATCATTTTTGTTCCTTAGTTTCTTCTTCAAGTGTAAGCGCCTTCATAATCTCAAGGCGCTCGTATGCGTCTCTAAGGCCAGGATGTTGGTCCATTCTAGCCTTGAGTGCTAGTTCTTCAGCACGCCGTTGTTTGGCCCAGTCTAATAGACTTTCGGCCTCCTGGCTAAGTCCAACACCAGCATAGCCCATATTCAATGTAACCCAATTGGCTCCATCGTAGACTTCCATATTTTGATTGCCGGTATTGTAGCGCACATTACCTACACCTTGAAGTCCACTGTAGCCATTTACGTAAGTGCTTGCCTGGCCACCTGTGACGTGTATATAACGCCCGATTGGGTTAATATCTTTAATCATTCGCCATCGGACTCCGCAGCCGCCTGGCGCGCCACTTCCTCGTCAATCTTGGCCTGTAGCACTTGTGTTATAAGCTGATTGAGAGTGATGTCTTTTTCATGTGCCATCAGCATGAGTTGATACAGTTCTTCCTTGGGAAGATTGAGTTCAATCTCGCTGTAGCCGTCTAGTGGTTCTTCAAAGTCTTCATGTTGTGTAGTCATAGTTTAGTCTCCGGGTAAGGTGCTGCCAAGCAGTCAACATATTGTTGTGGGCTTTCGCTGATTTTCTTCAAGTCATACTTGCCGCAGAACTTCAAGAATTTAGAACCAATTTGTGGCACAGATTTGACCACGCTGCCTTCTGCAATGGTAGTGGCTATTTTGACTTTGACTTCATCTGGCTGAGCAGTGAGGTCAACGAGTGTGACATTGCGGTTGTAGTCATCCAATACTCGATGCTCAACCCCGTTGTGGTCAACCCACTTCTGCAACATAAGATTGTTCCAAGAATATCCTTTGCTATCCCTATCGGCAAAGGCTTCTTCCAGACCCGTCTTATTCTTAGTGCCCTTGGTTCTAACTCCAGGATATGCGGAGAAGACATTATCACTAGCATCTCCACGCATACATTTCTCAAAGAGTATCCACTTGGGCTCGGGAATTTTCTTGGGTTCTTTGGTTTTCTTATCAACGACTTGCTTGCCTTTTTTGTCAAAAATACCTTGCAGAGTGTGCAATTCTTCATTGACGCCATTGTACTGAACAACATTAGTGGCCAGTAACTGATGGAAGTCTGAATCTGTGCTGATGATAACGTGCTCGTCTTGTGGATGTGCCTGAATCCAACCAGCAATCAAATCATCTGCTTCTAAGTTTTCGTGTCGGAGCACTGTACAGTTTGTGCTTTCTTTGAGGAAAGTTTTAAGTGCATCAAATGCTTCCCAAAACAAACGATCCTCTTCTTGTTCTTTTTCAGTCAATGATGCAGTTTTAACTGCACGATTCTTTTTGTATGGCTCATAGAAGTCCTTGCGCCAGCTACGACCTTCTAGGCAGATCACAACGTGGTCTGCTTTGTGATTACGAAACGCACTAGAAATGCTACTCAAGGTAACGTGGATAGCAAATCCAAGTTTGTCCCACATTTCTGCCTGACGATGTGCGCTGTGCCGAGCACGAAAGAATGTGTTTGCAGTATCAACAATTAGGTATTTCATAGTTGATATTATACTAGCAGTTTATTTTTTAGTCAAGTAATATTGCACAATTTGGTCGTACAGATAATCGGCCCAAGCTGCGTGTGCGTCTGCCCCAAAATGATAACTATTTTGTTTTACAGTTTTAAAACCCTGTGCCAAACACCAATTGTAATACGTTAGTTCTCTGTTGTATGGATCAAGATAGCAGTTGTTCCAATCCAAGTGTTCTACATTGGCAAACGGTTCATAGCAGGTAAAGAAGTAGTGATTGATGCCATGCTTTTCCAAGAACTGGTGAAAGTTGTGTATGGCTCTGTGCTCTTTGTTTATGTGTGTTTGATAGTCTAAGTTTACTATCCATTTTCGGTAACGATCTTTGATTTCATCAGGCCAATCTTCACCAACTCCACCTGCATTGACCTGATAGTAGCTGTCCTTGTGGAACCATTCTTCACGCTCCCAAGTTGACCATCCAATCACAATCAAGTCTGGACGAACCTGATTTAATATAAAGTCTTCTGTGGTGCGAACTATGCGTGTGTTACTGGCGGCACTTTCGGCATCACAATGTAGCGTAGCACCTAGTCTGTCTGCTAGTCTTTGTCCCCAGCTTACAGCAAGATTGTCAGGATGTGGCGCACGACCATATGCCCACAACTTGGGATCATCTTGTGCAAAACAATAATCGTTTACTGCTTCGCCTGCGGCAGTATGACTATCACCGTTGACGTATAAGATCATGTTATTTCTAACCAAGTATGGTCACCCATATACTTGACCTGCATTATGTAATCATAGTTTGGCGGGATGCCAGTGGCCCAATCATTGGGACCAGTCATCACCAACAGATTCTTTTGTTTTTGTTGTTCCCACACTAACCAATAACAATTACCCATAACTACTTGAAAGTTATATTCTGCGGCGTGTACTGCATCAGTAACTGCGAGTCTGCGTTGTATATCTTCTGCTTGTTTTTGTAGAACTGCAACTAATTCCATAATACGATCATATTCTTGCTGGGCATACATCCTAGCGTGATTGATCATTAAGTCTTTTTGTTTTTCTACTGGGATTAGATCAAATTTAGGACCTAGTGTGCTAGTAGCATAGGGAGTTATATTTCGATTGAAATGACTAACGATGGTATTGCCTGTAACAATATCATAACTGTCACGTCCCTTGGCACTGTTTAGATCATCAGTCATTCTTGTTTAACTAATTCAACAACTATCCGCAAGCGTTCCAATACATCGGCCACTGCTGGATTATCATAATATTTTAGCGCATCATTTAATAGATTTATGACAATGTTTTGATTCTCACTATACGCTGAGATTTGGTATAGGTATGTAGTTCCATCGGCTGTGATCTGAGTAACGTCGCCGCGTGGGCCTTTTAAAACAATATCAGATCCTGCTGCCGGAGGGACGGTAAAACTTACAGTATTCTTACTGGCTGCATAGTCAAAGCCAGGCAACTGCACAACACCATTTATGTAAACGCTTATCATTCTTTGTATGCTGGATTTGGAAATTCAAGTTCAAACACATAGAACTTGTTGCCATCAGTGTCTTTAAGAGTTTCTAATGTGCGATTTTGTTCCGCTTCACTCTGTGTCAAATAGAATCCTGACCCAATATACGATGCACCAGAGGCAGCAGTGCCAGTGGTGCTAAAGTTCAGAGTTGTCTTTGTTGACATTCTGACTAACTGATAGACCTTCATGGTCTTGGGTATTGGTAGGGATTCCATTAACTTGCCTCGCTACGCCCGTCACCTAGGTTCTTGCGATCAATGACTCGTGGACGAGCATCATATGGTTGATTAGACTCCCATTGCTCATAGTTTTCCATAGCAATGTTCTTGCAGATAGTTTGGAACCAACGATCAATGATAACATCTTCTGCTTCGTTGGGCTTGCTTTGATAGCCAGCACGAACTAGATTAGTGATGAATTTCTCATTCCAATCTAATTCAAATGCGCCATTACCCACATTGTCTGGATCAAGTTCAATGCTTATGATAGCAACATAGGGTTCACCCGCTTCTGTTGCGATTTCTTTTGCTGTCTTTACAGCTTCTGCTGGTTTCTTAGCAGGTGTTTTCTTTACTGTGACCATTAGGTTCCCCATTCATTTTTAAATAGCGGCACTTGCAATCGGTCGCTGTAACGCCAACCCTTACGCATTGCCATTTCTGCTACAGCACGATTGTTTAGACCATAGACTGATTCAACGCCGCCGCAGGGCATTAGATAAACGTGCCCTTTAAAGCCCTCTGCACGATATTCAGCTACAGTATCTTCAATCTCTTGTAAGTCAGTGTCGTGTGCTATAACAAACTTTAGATACACTGTACCAACATCTTCGTATTCGCAAACGATTTTGGGTCGGATGGCTTCTTCGTGCTTCTCGCCACTAATACTTAGTTTTGGGCTGACACTGAAAGTAATTTCACGATCTGGTGATTGTGTAGCCCAGCCACGCAAAAAGTTGTAGAAAC